CATACGGCGAAACCACCTTCGGGGAGGTGCGCTGATGGAGTCCCGCACCGACTGGCGCCAGCTGCTCCCTCAGCTGGCTGGCCTGCCCCTCCTGCCGATGGGACCGGACGACAATGGCGGCAGCCCTGGCAAGGTTCCCGCCGACCCCCTAACCGGACGAAACCTTGTCGGGTGGACAACGGCAGCGTTCACACCCGAGGAGGTGGCTGGCGCCTGCTCCAAGATCAGCGGCGTGGGCTTCCGGCCTGGCCCTGATGCCGGCGGCCTGATCGCGTTCGACATCGACGGCCCCACGGCTGTGGCCCTGCTCAGGGGTAACGACTGCGACCCGCTCACGGCGCCGACGTGGCAGGTGCGGCGCGACAACAACGCCGACCGACTCAAGGTGATCTGGCGCATCCCCGAGGACACCCGCGACCACCTCCCGGTGGGCACGCCCAAGCTCATCACCAAGCCGCCCAGCGGCCCCGGCGCCAAGGATGGCGAAAACGTCGCCTACTACTACGGCGCCGGTCAGGTGGTCGCGCTTGGCCAGCACCTCGAAAGCGGTGGCAACTACTTCTGGCCCGAGGGCCATGGCCCAGCCGACGTTGCGGAGATCCCCCCGAACTGGTGGCGCATGGCCTGGGAGGTGGCCGAGCGGGGCGCCAGCAAGGGCAAGGCCAGCAGCAAGACCAGCGCCGTCAAAGGTGGCTGGCGACGCCTCAGGCTGTGCCCAATCTGCGGGCGCGATGAACGGCCAATCTGCGCCCAAAGCCAGGACGGCCGTTTCCTGGCCTGCTACCACGGCGGCACCTTCACCCCGCCGGAGATGCGCCCCGGTGCGGTGATCACCGGCAGCGATGGCGTGCACTGGGCGCACACCGGCATCCGCAGCCATGGCGACATCGGCGACTTCAGCCACTTCAAGGTGGACGAACCCGCCGAGAGACCCGACTACACCAAGGGCTTCCCAGATCACGGTGACAACGCCGAGACAGGCCAACAGCACCCCCCGGACCCGGACCCGGTAAACAGCAGCGCCAAGGAGGCGCCAGGGAAGCCCGCTCCGGAGCCCGAGGCCCTCTCCTATTCCCAGCTGCTCAGCGGTGCCCTGCAGTCCGTCAGGGAGGGCAAGCCGGATGAGGAGATGCGCTACCGCGCCGAACTGATGAGCCGATTCCGGCGGTCAGATTCGCAGATCACAAAGGCCCTGTTTGATCTGCTGACGCGACAGGAAGGAGGAACCGCGATCCGCAGCAGTTACAAGCCGGTTGACCTTGATCAGATCGCGGGCATGGATTGGCTTGTAGAGGGCTTCATCCCTGAAAGGGATCAGGTGCTGCTCTATGGCGAGGCCGGCGCTGGCAAGACCACCGCAGCGGTGGGGCTGGCGTTTGCCGTGATCGACGGAACCGGCTTCCTGGATCGCGCCAGCTGCGCCACCAAAGGCAACGTGCTGTTCATCGCCAGCGACAGCGGCGCCGACCCGCTGAAAGCAGCCCTGCAGGGGATGGACCTGATGGGACACCCAGCGTTGCAACCTGATTCCCCGCTGCGCTTCATCGTCTGGGCGCACGAGGCCGAACAGGGCGCCTTGGCGTGGGAGGCCAGCCTCAGCGGTTGTATCGCCCTGCTGGACTTCATCCGCCGCGAGGGCATCGCCCTGGTGCTGATTGACAGCGCCAAAGCCGTCACTTCAAAGGCTGATCTCAACTACTGCGACAACGCACCCGTAACGGCGCTGCTCACGTTCGCCAAGGAGGTTCTGTGCCGTTACTGCTCCATTGTCTGGCTTCATCACGACGGCACCGCCAAGGGCGCCAGCGCCGGCGCCAAGGCATGGAAGGAGATTCCCTCAGTGGTTCATGCCATCGAACGGGTTTCCCTTGACGGCGGCGGGGACGATTCGGCGGGGGGTGCTGGCCCTCGGGCTGAAACGTGGTTCTCTGATCGCCTGCGATGGTGGAAGGTCAAAAAGTGCCGCCTTGGCACCGGCCGGGAGTTCCAATACGAACTGGACAGCGACACTGGCCGGCCCGCACTGACACCGGCCGGGCATCGCGCCGTGGTTCAAGACGCCAGGGAGGCGATTGTTCAGGTGCTGTGGGAGGCGCACCAGGGAGGCCGCCCAGCGTTGCCCAAACGGGAGTTGGCGGATGCGCTGCTGATGCGCTGGAAATACAGCAGCAAGACCACCGACAACAACCTGACGCGCATGGTTCGATCCAGGGCGCCGGAGGTGTGCCGGCTGAGCGCGCCGAAAGGGCATTACAAGCTGGCGCCGCGCATGGTGGAGGTGTTGAGCCGCGCAGTGGTTGGGGAGGCCGATCCCCTTAATGCGTCCATGCCCCAAGGGAAGGAACAACCCCAAACAACAGTCATAGAGAGCGATCTAGTGACTTCCCGAGCAGTTCCCGAGGGAATGCCAAGGGAACAGCAGTCAGAACCGCCGCCCCCCGCTGAGTTCCCTCGGGAACTGCTCGGGAACTGCCAACCGGCCAGTGCTGGCAATGAGTCTGGCCATGTTCCCTCCCGTGGCACATCCACGACACGCGCGCGCGAGGCTCGCCCCCCGAGCCGAAGCCGTCAGACGATGAAAGGCCTGTGGGCTGATCCCTGGCCTGTTGAGGCGTGACGCCCGCCATGCCGCCATTACCCCCCCCGCCCAGATCACGCCTACAAAGCAGGGTTACACCATCGGCCTTAATCTTGCCCCAACAGAGCAACACAAACCCGTGCAGACCCTGACTCACCCGAACTGGCACCAACATCAGGTAGACGACGATGAGCCTCGCCCCCCCGAGCTGTCACCGCTCGACAGCCCCCAGTCCCGCCGTGCTGATCGCCAGGCCTGGTCCCCCGCGCCGCCCTGGTCCCCGGCGCTGCGCGACTGGCTGAGCCGGCGGGGTTAAGAAGCTGGGCGGCCGTTCGTAGCTTGGTTTGTTGAATCAAACCTGAATGGCCACCCCTACAAACTTCGCCAGCGCGCCTAATACTGGTAGCTGGCAATCATCGGCGAACCCCACTGGTGTCGTTGACTTCACCCGCAAGGAGCAGAACGACTATTCCATCTGCGCTGCCATCAACGCATCCGTTACCGGCGACTGGTCTAACGCTGGCCTGGAGCGTGCCGCGTCGAAAGACATTGCCCGGCAGATCGGCCGCGAGCCTGGCCCCGGCGGCATCTACCTGCCGGCGAACCTGAGCATGCGTGCGCCGTACGCAGTCGGCGCTTCCAGCACCGGCGGCAGCCTGGTGGCCACCAACCTGCTGGCTTCCAGCTTCATTGATGTTCTGCGGAACAAGGCCAGGGTGTTCGACCTGGGGCCAACCCTGCTGACCGGGCTGGTGGGGAACGTTTCAATCCCACGTCAGACAAGCGCAACGTCATCTTTCTGGGTGGCCGAGAACGGCAGCATCAGCGAGAACGAGGCCACCTTTGACACGGTGAGCTTGACGCCGCGAACAGTTGGAGCGTTGTCGACTTATAGCCGGCTGATGTTGTTGCAGTCGACGCCTGACATTGAAATGATCGTCCGGAACGACCTGGCCACCATCCTGGCCCTGGCAATTGACAAGGCGGCATTGTCTGGCACTGGCAGCAGCAACCAGCCCACCGGCATCCTCAACAGCACGGGCGTCGGCTCGCTGGCCCTGGGCACCAATGGCGGAACGTTCGATCTGGACGCCGCGCTGAACCTGCGGAAGCAGGTTGCCAAGGCCAACGTCGATACGACCGGCGGCGCCTACCTGATGACTGAGTCGGCCTACTTCCAGCTGGTGAGCCAGAAGGCCAGCGGTTCTGGAGAGTATGTCTTCAGCTCCGAGAATGGCCCCGGCCCGGCTGGCATGGATGCCCATAAGATCCACGGATGCCCTGTGCTCACGTCTCAGCAACTGCCCAGCAACGGCACCAAAGGCAGCGGCACCAGTTTGAGCACCGCCGTATTCGGCCGGTGGAGTGACCTGCTGATCGGCCAGTGGGGAGCCTTGGAAATTCTCCCGAATCCGTATGGGAGCGGCTTCAACAATGGATCGGTCGACATCCGCGCAATGCAAACGATTGACATTGCGGTCCGCCATCCCGAGTCGTTCGCTAAGTGCACCGACATCGCCGCATCCTGATCGGCCACGACCAAAGCCATGACTAGCCTTGGGCTGTTCATGGTTTTGGTTCAACGTTGGACGGTTCATTCGGGAGCCGTCCAGCTTTTCTTTCCATCACCAACGGACAACACCATGACCACCCAGAACATTCTCAGCCCCGGCCAGGCCGTTGCCCTGCATGCGCTGACCCAGGCTGAATACAACGATTTGGCCGAGATGGCACGGCGCATCCCTGAACTGTTGGTGGATGAGTTCGGCAACTACTACCGCCAGCCGCTGCAGCGAGCGGTTCGCATGATCAGGGACGGCCGGGCCGATCGGGTAACGACACCCCGCAGCACCCGACAGGGATTCCGTATCTGAACTGGAGCGACAGGGTAGGGTATAGATAGGCCGGAAGATTAGGGGACCTTGGATGTTATCAGGGTCCCAGTTATTGCATGCCCGCGGGTCTGTTCGTACCGTGCGCCAGCGTTAGCGTCAGCCCTAAAAAGCTTTTAAGCTCTCCTTACTATCCCTTGCCCCGCCCAGTCGCTGCAACGTGACTGGGGCCTGGGGCCTGCCGCACCCCTTAAGCCGGCGACTTAAGAGCACTGGTCGAACGATCTCAAGCCACAATCTGGGCGCGAGGGACCCTTACTTACTTTTTTGCGTCGTAGGGACCCGCACTTCTCACCACCAACACCACCACCATGCCCGCCACCACCGACCGACGCCTGCTCAAGCGTGAAGTGGCCGAACTGCTGGGGGTGACGCCTGCCCGCGTGTCCCAGCTGGTGCGCGATGGCCACCTACGGCCAGAAGCGGACGGGCGCATCCTTGAATCCGAAGTGGACCGATGCCGCCGCTGTGAGCCGATCCGCTGGCAGATGCCGTGCCTGAAGTCCGGCCGGCGATCAGCAGCCAAGGAGCAGGCCCTGGCCGATGCCCGCCGCTGGGTTGCGGTGGAGGTTGCACTGAATGGCTACTGGTCCCTGTCGGCAGCCCAGTGGCAGGAAGTGGCCCAGCGATTGTTTCCAGCAATGAAGGCCGCAGGATTGCGACTGCCAACGGATTAACTACCTGTTCAGCCTGCCGACTGCACCCGCTATAACTAACTGCCGGTCGCTAGTCTGACCACGTCCTTGGTAACGATTGCAGCGGATCCGCTGCATGGTTGTGGTAGAAGTTGGGTGGCCTGGCGCTGCTACGAACAGCCCAGGCCGTGACCGATCCACCCTGTGAGTGAACCGATGAACCCAGTTTCAAGCCCAGCTGCCGTTTGCGCGCAGCGGATGACCGTCGACCCCGACCTGCTCAAACAGTGCCGTGACGGTGCGATCGAGAGCATTTTCCAGACGGTGAACCGGGTGATTGGTGCCTGCAGAGCCCTGAGCACGGCGGCAGGCCAGCGCCCCCAGGACCACGCCGCCCAGCTGCCGCAGCTCCTGCAGATTGCCGCCCAGCTGCACCTGCTGATCGCGCAGGTGGAAGCCCTGGCGGACGACGACGGCTGAGCCTGCCGGGCGTGGGAACCATGGGAGCAGCCGCCTGCTCCTGATGAAACCCACCTGCGCCGATGGCCTGGTGATCCTGCACCGGCTGGTGTTCGCTCCCGGGCCTCTGCCCCCACTGACCCGGCTGAGGCCTGTTCACTGCGGCTGGCACTGGCCCCGGCGGCGCCTGAGGCGATGGCGGCGGGATGGGGTGATCTGGATTTGACCCCGATTTGACCCGCTGAGCCCAAACCACCAATCAAACCCACTGCAGTACAAGCGATCTGAGCTGAGACCGCCAGCCTTCTAAGCAGCCGGTCGATGGTTCGAATCCATCAGGGGGCGTCGCCAGAAACCGCAGCCACACTGGGATCTGAGCCAGTCAGGACAAGGGATTCCAAGGACCGTGCCGATGGGCGGAAGCGGCCGAAAACGCTCTAAAACCGTCAGGTCATGGCAGGATTTGACCCGTTTCCTGACCCGGGGTCAAAAGTGGCAAGTGATCGGCAGGGCTGGCTGGCTGACCTTTCGCGGCAGTTCAAGCGCCACCGCCAGGGCAGGCCCGGCTGGTTCCTGCGGGTCAAGCGCGAGAGGCTGCGCCTTCTGTCCGACGAGCTGCCACCGCGCCCCGGTGAGGCTCATGCGGGTCAAGCGGGTCAAGCCCAGCGGGAGCTGAGCCTCACCACCCCGCCGGGACCGGCCACCGCTGCGGCTGCCCTGGCGGAGGCCTGCGCAACCTTCGATCAGGTGATGGCGGGAACTTGGCGCTGGCCGGATCCGCTGGCACCGGCGACGCACGAGGCCGGACGCCTGGCACCTGCCACCCTGACCCGCCTGAGCTCGCGGCTGCGCCTGGCTGTGGTGGGAGAGAAGATCACCGAACGGACCTGGCAGCGCACTTACGCCCCATACCTGCTGAAGCTCGAACAGGTGGCCGCCCTGCAGGCCTGGCCCGACGATGCCGCCCTGCTCACCGCTGCGCTGCGTCAGTGGGCGCCGAATAGCCGCGCCCGGCAGATGGCCCACGACCGGATGCGCGCCTTATGGAAGGTGGCCGGCTGGGCCTGGCCCGTTTCCATGGCCGCCATGCGAGGCAACGGCAAGGCCGCGGCGGACCCGGCGGGAGTGATGGGATTCAAGGATGCGGAGATCGACGAACTACGGGAGCGGATCACACGCAGCCGGCTAACGCCTGCCGACCTGGTGGCCTGGGATTGTCTGATCGTGTTCGGGTTGCGCCCCGCTGAACTGAAAGGCCTGCAGCTGCGCCAGGCCGGCCGCGCCCTGGTGGCGGTGGTGGCCCATGAGAAGGTCAACAGCAAAGGAAAGGTGGGCGCCCGAACCGTGCCAGCGGTGCCGCCTGCAGGCTGGCCCGCTGATTGCCACGCCCTACTGAGCCGATGGGAGGCCCATGGCCTGCCGGATGGGCTGGTGGCGCTGCCATCACCCGGCGAGGGCATGGCCAAGCAGATGGGGAGGCTGCACCGGCAGAAAGCAGCCTCTGGCCAGCTGCGCCCAGAGCTCACCCCATACGGGCTGCGCCATGCGTTCGCGCTGCGCCTGGGAGTGGATCTGAACCTGTCCGTCAGGGAAGCCGCTGAGTTGATGGGGCACAGCCCGGCGGTGCACCTATCCACCTATGGGCGCCAACTGGATCAGCCGAAGCTGCTCGACAAGGTGGCCGGGCTGGTGAGCAGCAGGGCGCAGTAACCCCAAAGGGGGGGCTCCTACATGTAGCGGGGGCACCTACATGTGGACAGGCCGGAGTGCCGGTCTTTTCGTATGCCTAAGACCGAAAATGCTTGCCCTGCAGTGGATCGCAAGCAGCAGAGGTTTGCGGGAATGTTGATCTTAGGCAGTCACTAAGTGACCTGGTGAACAGTTACGCCATCCAGCGTGACTTTGGCGTGCCTGGGTTGCCCTTACCTTCAGAAGTGTTCACACCGCTTCTAACCCACTCCGATGCGATTCTCTGCCACCACGCAGGAAGCAGCTCAGCTCCTGCGTACGTCCGAATCCACCCTCCGGCGGCTGCGGCGTGCTGGTGTGCTGCGCCCTGGGATCCACTTCTGCGCCAGTGGAGCCGGAGAGAAAGCGCCCTCGCTGCTGTGGGCACCCGAGGCAGTCCAAGAGGCCCTGGCGAAACGCTCCCGGCAAGTCCTGGCCTGATGCCCAAAAAAAGACCCCCGCACCGGACCAGGGCGCGAGGGCAAGCAAACAGAAAACCTGCATGAATCCTAATGGCCAGCAATCGCATTGACTGCCCACCCCCCGCAGAGCTGCGGGAGATGGTGGATGTTCGGATCGACGCCAGCAACTGCAAAGGCCGCTGGCAATGGGTCGCCTACGTGGCGGACTTCCCCGCGAGAAACATCTGGGCGTTTGACACCATCCAAGAGGCCCAGGCGCAACGCCAGGCCCTGCATGCCTGGCTACGGGTGCGGTTTGACTTGCAACGCCCAGGCCCCTATGACCATTGCTCCATGGAGGAGGAGGCACACGACACCCTTGCCCTGCTACTCGCCGAGGGAGAGGCTGACACCCTGGCTGCCGCCATCGACGCCGCCACCCTGGCTGCAGCCACCGCCGCACCTGACCTGCCAAGGGCACGAGCCAACTACCTGAAACGCGGAGGCGAGGTTTGCGCCTGCCGAGAAGTGCATCGTGTCCGCAAGGCCCGGGCCACCCTGGCCAAGCTCAAGCGGCTGAAGTCACAGGCCCAAGCCGCCGCTGGGGAGGACCGCAGCGTCGTTCCGTCCTATGTGTTCGCCTATTGCAGAGAGAACTATTACGACGGCAACATCATTCCTGCCTCTCACCACCGCTGGCGGATCCTGCGAGTCACGCCCCAGTTCGTGTTCGTTGATTCCTATGACGACTGGATCGGATTCAGCCATGACAACTGGCAAGTAAGCCCGTCGGGATGCGATGGCCTGGGCCGGGGATCCGTCCGACTGCCACGCGATCTGAATCAGATCAGTTGGGGAATGCGCCAAAAGCTAAGGGGCGGCTACAGCTGCGACGGCTTCACATACGACCGCAACACCCTGCCGCCCCTGACATCAGGAAGGGCTGGCCAGTCGCAAGGAACGGCTTGGAGCGTTGATCTGGACCTCCTGGGCCTCGAGGCCGGCGCACCCGTAACGGTGCGATCCGTCAAGGCCGCATTCCGTCGCATGGCCCGCACGGCGCACCCTGACGCCGGCGGATCTGCTGAGGCCTTCCAGGCCCTCAACGACGCCTACGAGCGCACTGCCCAAGCACTGGAGCGCGCCCAAGCGGGCGCCGCCAAGGAGGCGGGCTGATGGAGATCACATCCCTGCCGATTCCGCTTATGCGGATGCTCAAGCTCCGGAGCGAGATCGAGGCCCTGTCGGCAATGGCCACCACCGCCGGCCGCCGCGATCTGGCCGCCAGCTGTGACGGGGCAGCAGCCGGGATCAACCAGTGGCTCTCCGACCTCACATACGGCGAAACCACCTTCGGGGAGGTGCGCTGATGGAGTCCCGCACCGACTGGCGCCAGCTGCTCCCTCAGCTGGCTGGCCTGCCCCTCCTGCCGATGGGACCGGACGACAATGGCGGCAG